GTGCGCATATACCAGCCGGAGGCTGAACTAGATGGCGAGAAACTTTAACGGCAACGTAAACCTACCTGTAGCAAAGGGTAGTAGAGGCGGAGCTATTGCAGGTAACATTTTAGGAAAACTAGGTGAAGCAGCCCTAGGTATGTCACGGCAACGACAGATGGTTGCCAATGAATCTTTCCGTGAGCAGAATCGACGAGATCGAATTACTCACCAAGCTAACGAGAACATCAGAGTATCTGGTGCACGTCGTTTGGACCGAGAAGCTGTTTTAAAAACAGAAGCTGATTGGACCGCACTACGCACGTCACAGCCAGGAACTAACCCAAGTGGTGGACCTCTTAATAAGCAAACCGCAGTTTCTATGGTTAAGAACAACGCTATCTCTCATGAAATGGCATTACAGCAGAGCCCAGGATATCAACGATCCTTTCAACGTCACACCGGTTCCGGTGGTGATATGGATTCATTCCTAGCAATGCATACTGCTTCAGGACTCCCTAGCACATCTAAAGCTTCTCGCTCTGCACGAGCAACAACCGCTGGTATGGGAAGTAGAACAAGTACCTTCACACAGTCAACACCTGAAGGAAGCTCACCATCAACTCCGGCTTCAAGTGGACCATCACCTATTACGTCTACTAGTAGCTCTGGAACTTCAGATCAAGTAAAAGACGATGCAGGATTGGGTAACTCATAATGACAACACAAGGACGTCAGTTTAGAAAGCCTGGAGCAGATCTAACTCATGAAGATTTAACTCCAGGTAAAGTTTCTGAGTTAAATGCACAGATCTCAGAATTGCCAGGGTCTTCTTCACCTGCACCAACAGGTAACGCCGTACCCAATCAACGAGCTAATGCTGCAATCAATACTGCAGCTGTACCTCTTACAGGTACCGGTCCTGGAGGAGCTCCAGCACGTACCGGAGTTGTTGGTAAGCGTCAGAGGCCAGTAACTCCTAGTAAGGGATTTGCTGCTCCTAATGCTGGAGGTAACGTTCGTGTACCACTTAGCCGTTCAGAACGTTTAGAGCAACGACGTGTTGCTAAGAGTCGTAAATTTGTAACAGGAGTAACCACAACAGCTACAGGTAATCAAACTGTAGATGTGGGTGGAAAATCCATGGAAAAGATTGCAAGTGAAAAAGCTACTGCAGATAAAGTCGCTAATATTGGATCTATCGCTGGACAGACCACTGTTCCTGGTGGATCAGGAAAACAAGCCAACGCACGTCGTACGGTTTACTTTGGTGTAAAAGCTCGTGAAGCTGCAGTAGAGACAAAGACAGCAGGCCTTAACTCTAAGACACGTTCAGAGATGATGTCTGCAGGACGTGAAGTAAATCGTCCTAACACTATTGAAAAGCTTAAAAACAAGCAGCTCACACCACTAGAGGCTCAGAATCAGCTCGTAAGACCCTCTGGAAACTCTCTTGCTGCTCAAGGTGGCAAGGTTATTGGTAAGGGATCAAACGCTAAGCGCCATGAAGTAATGTCAGCCCTACGTGGTGGACACATTACTCCTGCAGAAGCTCAAGAGCACATTCATGGAATCAATGAAGTTAAAGCTGAAGCTGAGAAAAAGGTTCCTTCTCTTAACTATTACCTGGGTGAAAATACCGCAGGTGAAGCACGTGAGAATAAGGGACTTGCTGATACCAAGATTGCAGAGATCGCACACCACACCGGCCATGACATCAGCCACGTACGTGGTTGGTTAAAGAGCACGGGCCTTAATGTTCATACCGTTCATAAAGACCTAACTTCTCAGATTTACGATAGCAAAGTAACCAGAAAAGCTTACGTGCCAACTGGCGATGTTAAAACTGGATTTAAAGAAGTTAAGTGGCATCCAAAGGGCTTTGGTATTACTCAGCTGGGCCGTGATGCCGGTGGAGCAAATATGGGAACACGTAAATTTGCTGTCCCATCAGCTCCTCCAGCCAATGCTATTGATCATAAGACCTATACATCTATGATGATTCAAGACTGGAAAAAGGGCAACCGTTCAATCTGGAAGAGCCCTAATGATCGTCCAGTTGTAGCTGCTACAACAGTTCCTGGTGCAGCTCCAGCTCAGCAACGCTTAAGATCCCCTCGTACAGGGCGTCAACGTGGCGTTAGAGCTTCTACTTCTAATATTGTTGATCAGATTACATCTGGTGCAACAGGTAAGTTCACACCAGTAGAAAAATAAATGGCTAAGCGCATTGAATACAAGGTGAACGGTAAGGTCAATGGCCTTACCAGTCACTCTTGGACGTGCCTAGACTGTGCACACCACGTAACCCGTCTTGGTGGTGCCGGAGCTATTCGTGCTGGTAAAAAAGAATCGTACAATCATACATGCGTTAATACGTCAGATCATCCAGAGAAAAGTCGTAAGGATTTATTTTAATGACTACTAAGAAAAAAGAGCATCATAAGTCTGCTGCTTGGACACGTAAAGAAGGTCAGAACCCTAATGGTGGGTTAAACGCCAAGGGACGTGCCTCTGCTAAGAAAGAGGGACATGATCTAAAGGCTCCTAGCAAAGATCATAAGAACAAGCGTCATAAGTCTTTCTGTGCCCGTATGAAAGGTATGAAGGCTAAAAATACTGGAAGCAAAGCCGCTAATGATCCAAACAGCCGTATTAATAAATCTCTACGTGCATGGGATTGTGACTGCTAATGGCTAAGAAAGAAGTATGGGATAAGAAAGATCCAGATGGTGGCAAGCATAAGAAGCTGTCTTCTAAGAAGAAGTCAGCTGCTAAGGCACGTGCTAAAGCTGCCGGTCGTCCATACCCTAACCTTATAGACAATATGGCTATGTCTAAAAATAAGGGCAAATAATGGCTACTAAGAAAAAAGAAGTAGCTGGTGGTAAAGAGTACAAGGGCTCTGCTGCTAATGGTGGTCGCAAGATTATCGTAAAACACTATAAAGATTCAAAAGGTAAGTGGCACACCACTTCCGAGAATGCTGCCCGTGCTAAGTACGAAAAGAAGCATGGAAAGCTATCTAGAGATACAGACGTAGATCACAAAGATAATAACCACGATAATGACTCAAGCAGTAATCTCCGACCTCTAAAGCACGGTAAGAACACTGCAAAAGAGAATAAGAGAAGAGCACATAAAAAATGACACATCCTCAACCTAATCAGGGTGGCGGAGCCATCGACTGGTCTAAAGAAGAAGCTAAAGCTCGTAGAGAGCTTGCAGCTAATAAACAGGCTATCGAAAGTAGCCAAAGCACTAAAAATGCTAGAAATGATGAAGAATAGTAAAGCGAGACGTTTCTAGTATCGCTAACTTAAACTAGTCCTGTCCCTAAGCGCATGGGGCTTTAAACCTCTCTAGAGAAAAGGTAATAAATGACAAACCCAGTAGATAGCTCTGGTAACGTCCAAGTTGCATTTGAGTGGGGAAACCTACCAATTCAGCCAGACGATGTACGCCAGACATCACCTTCACAGACAGTTTCTGTTAGCCCATCCCAGAATCATGGTTGGACAGTCTACGGAACTCTCGCATCTGCAAAGCTTTCTTCAGATCCAACCACAGTAAACCTTAATGGTCTTACATGGAACGTAAATCCAGGAATTAACAGCATTGCAACTTCAGGTACAAGCGGATACCCAGCATTTACTTCTCCTGTAACAGAGCCAGGTGCTGGCTATGTAACAGCTCCAGAAGTCGTTGGTCTTTCACTTTCAGCAGCATCAACTAAGATCGTTGCAGCTGGCCTCGTTGTAGGAACAGTTACAACTGAAAATAACGCTTCAGGTGCAACTCTTGCTAATAACGGAACAGTTGAGTACGAACTTCCAATTGCTGGTGCTGATCTCGTTATCGGTTCTTCAGTCAACCTTCGTGAGTACATCTACCAGCTTGCTGTACCTAACGTTGTTGGTGACACTGAGACCGTTGCAGCCGCAGCTCTTTCAGCTCTTGGTTTCACAACCACAACTGCACTCGGTGCAACTGCTACCGTTGCTACACAGACTCCTGCTGCAGGAACAACTGCAAACTACGGTTCTGCTGTAACACTTGCTTAATAGCTCTAACTAACAAAAAAGCCCGCCATATGGCGGGCTTTTCTGTTATATCTGTGCAGGTATTAAGTCCGAAGAAGGCCAGTCACTGAAGTCTTTTCCACCTTTGCTCAATTGAAATGCAACCCTTACGTTAGTAATGGGATCAAATAATTGAGAGTATGAGGTGAGCTTTAGCCAAACCTTACGTTGAACACCCATCTCACCTAGCATGTTGATCTGAAACAACCCATAAGAGTTATCTCCAGTCCTAGCATTGGTGTTGTGATCAAGAGTGTTTCCACGTGACTCATGGTAAACGACATTAATGGCGTTATTTAGAGCCCTACCCTTAAATCCGGCCCACTCAAGTAGTCTCACAAGTGAGGCTTTGTCATAGGTCTTTAAGGTCAAGAATGCGGGCTTACAGGAGTCCGCTGCATATTTAATTGGAATTATTGGGGCTCTTAATGCCCAGGCACCACTGTGCCCTAGAAATAACAGGCAGCTTAGTACTGCGCTGAATAACTTAATTTTTGCACTATAATTCACATTATCCCCTGGGTCTAGAGGGCCAAGTTGATACCGATGGACAACTGTCACTTGCCAACCGGCGGTACGGTCTATGTCTACCGAACCTACTTGCAACCCCGTTATACTTACTGGATTATGAATGCTGTATCTCTACTGCATTAGTATTAGACTAGCAGTAGTTACAGACTACTCGCAACATTGACGGAAGGTAAATAAATGGCAAAATGCTTAAATTGTACAAATGAGGCTATTTGGTTGGTAGAAACACGTGGAGCACGTCCACAGATCTTCTGTGATATGGATCTCCCCTGGTTCTTACGTAAAGACGCTGTAGATGGCACATTGCCACGTTTAGACGCACCTAAAGAAGAAAAGCCTAAGACAGCAGCTAAGAAGGCTGCTACCAATGAGAATTGAGAGAATAGTCACAAAACAAGGACATCCAGTTCCTTCTAAAGCACATAGACCTAATGGTCCATTTCCACCAGAGGTCTTAGCTCAACCTAAAGTTATTCATGAATACGATCGTCAAGATGATGGCGATGGTTCTAGCATTCCTCTAGGTTCAACAGCACAAAATAAATTTAATGAATTACGTTGGTATGTCTGCAATGATTGCGGAGAGAAACTACCCGAGACAAAGTTAGAAGTACATATCTGTGGCCAGTAGAGAAGAAGAGCTTCAACGTAGGTTAGAACGACAGCTTCGTAATAAGAACCGTCCTAAGACTGAAACTGAACGTTATCAAGAAGCTGTAAACAGGGGTATACCCTCAGATTTACTTGCTGGACGTATTAAAGGCCGACATGTCATCGATAAGCCTATGGAAGAGTACTCACTAGATGTTGCCGATGAATTAGCGATCGACAGTGAGAAGGCAGCCAATTATGGTGCAACTTCAGGAAACGANTACTATGTTTCTCCTGCATTTGGTGAAGCAGGCTTAAATGGAGANNTACTCTATGGTCCTGCTGATCTCGGTCGTGGCGATTATGAAATGCCTACAAGCACGTCTAATCCAGAACGACCAAGAACTCTTGCAGCTGGATACTCAAAACAACGTCAAGTTTTAACTGTTATGTTTAGAGATGGCACTGTTTACAACTACTACGAAGTAGATGAGGACGAGTGGGATCTATTTCACTCTAACGTAAGTAAGGGTGAGGTCATATCAACATTCCTCGATGCAAAGCCTCGTGGTCCAGCAGATACTTCTGACTTCCCCCTTGAGATTCGTCAACAGGTCGCTCTTCTTGCTAGAACCCAACAGGCTTCTCAATATAACCTTGCCTCTATGAAGGCTGAAAAGAAGAGACAAAAAGAGTTTAGTAAAGCTTACGATAGGGCGTTTAAGGAATACCGAAAGAGCGGTTACAGAGCGCCTATCCTTAACGAGGGGTTGGGTGGTCACTATAGCAACGACTAAAGACTTAGGACCGATTTATTTTCATCGCCTTACTTACCCAGTAAAGCCAAGAGGTCTTATGGAGCGTGCCTATAGCCAAGAGATAGATGGAGAGTTTAGAAGAGGGTATGGAACCTCTGTAAGACTCCCATTCACTAAACAAGCTCTTGTCATCGGTGTATGGAAAAAAACAGGGTATACTGAGAGTCAAGCTTTAACCTATGCCATTAACGGTCGTGGTTTAAAAGCAGATGATCCTAGCTGGGAAACTATACGATCTGGAGAAATTGAATGTTTAGACGAAACAGAAATGAACGAGTTAAGTCAAGAATAGAGAAGCGTGCTTCACGCCTACCTACTGATGAATTACTTGGATGGTCTGAAAACGCCGTCTACTCAACCAGTCGTAACTTATCTGCCTGGCAGAGAGATCCACAAGCAGCCTATCTAGAAGAGGCACGACTAGGTGCAGAAGCACTTATGGCCATTATTAATACGATCCATGAGAGAACCACACATAGTGAGAGATGACTTTGAGTTTGAAGACTTTGATGATGAAGAAGAGTTATTACCTCCAGAGCTACAGGCTTTGGCGGACTCATCGGAAGGAGATGAGGACTTTGAAGAACTACATCAAGAAGATGAGGAAGAGTTAGATGAACTCTCTAAAGAATTCGTACTACAGCTTATTGACAAGGTTATGGACTTTATGGTGCTCCTTGTTGGGCACGATCTCCACCCTTACCAAAAACCACTAGCTAGACGTATTATTGAGTCCGTCATCATTAACGATGGCGAGGAGATTACTGCTCTAGCTGCTCGTCAGTCTGGAAAGTCTGAAACCGTTGCAGATACCGTGGCAACTCTTATGGTTCTTCTTCCACGTCTTGCTCGTATGTATCCTGAGCTATTGGGTAAGTTTAGAGAAGGACTATGGGTAGGAATGTTTGCCCCTGTACAAGCACAGGCTGAAACCCTGTACTCCCGTACAGTTTCACGGTTAACTAGTGAGAATGCTATTGCCATCCTTGGTGATGCTGAGATTGACGACAGCGTATCTAAAACACCCGGTGTAACCAGAAACATTAAACTTAAGAACTCCGGATCATCAGTAATGATGATGACCGCTAACCCAAGAGCTAAGATTGAGTCTAAGTCTTTCCATCTCATGATTATTGATGAGTGTCAAGAAGCAGATGACTTTATTGTTGCCAAGTCTATTTCACCTATGGGTGCGTATTACAACGCTACTATGGTTAAAACTGGTACACCTACAAGCTCTAAGAACAACTTCTACCGTGCCATCCAGCTTAATAAGCGTCGTCAAAGCGAAGGCCGTAAAGGTCGTCAGAAC